CGTGCCAATCGTAATGTTGGGATTTGCTGTATGGTCAGACAATCCAGAACACATGGAAAAAATGCAGCTCTTCTTTGAATATTTTTCTAACCTACCATTTTGGTATCAATCAATTTTTGTGGGTGTCATAGCTAGTGTTTATGGTCTTAAAGCAACAGATTTAATTAAGAGGAAGTAATGAGTAATCAAGCACCAACAATGTTCGTATCACAGTACAGTAAAAAGAAACCTACTCTTCTTGCACAGCAAACAGGTAAAAAGAAAAAGAAAAAAAAATATAAAAAGAAAAAGTAATGGCTAAACAAAAATTTACACACTTTGTACCTAGAGATAAACCTAAAAAAAGACCAGGAGTACATAAGAAAAATCAAAATAAAAATGAGAAGAGACAAAAAAAACAAACTAGATACAAGGGTCAAGGAAGATGATTGATAAATTTTTTTATAATTTTTTTAGTGCAGTAGATAATATGTTTTCATGGTTAGAAACTTATTCTGTTAAATTTACTTCATGGTTATGGCAATCAAGAGTTAAACTATTAAGAAAAAAGAGAAAAAGAAAATGAGAGATCACAAAGTATTAGAAAGTTTTATAAAGCATACTGAAAAGAAATTAAAAGAAATGAATTTATTTAAGTTTCTTAAAAAAGAAGTAAATCATGGTGCTAATGGTACTAAAGATTATGTAATTAAAAAAGGTATTAACAAAGGTAAGGTTGCTAAATGAAAATATCAGAGAACACATCAGTTAGTATGCCTGTAAAAAATATGGTTGGTATTGTTATTGGTGTGGCTATGGGTGTGTTTGCTTATACAGAAGTTACTGCTAGACTTACTTCACTTGAAACTTCAAGAGAATTATTTCAAGCTGATCTACTTAAAAAGTCTGAACAGAAACCTACTGACCAAGAACAATTTATGCTTTTAGAATCTGTGTTTGCAGATGTTGAAAAATTACAAATAACACAAGAACAAAATATGACGAATAAAGTTAATATACAATTTTTAAAAGATCAATTAGAAAAAGCATTAAAAGATATTGAAGAACTAAAAGATAAGGTAAGAGCCAATGGAACAAGTCATCAGTAGTGTTGTTGCTTTATGTATGTTTGTAGCAGGTGAATTAACTGAACATCGTATTCAACCAGCTATGTCAGATTGTCTAAAAGGTAAACGTGTTGCTGAACGTACAGCTAACGATAATGTAGAATACAAATGTGATAAGGTAAAAGCAGAGTTAGAAAATAATCTTGATGGTAGCAAAGCAATTAAAAAAATAGTAAAAGAATAATTATGGCTATTAGAAAAACTACTAAAGGTAAAAACGCAAACTACAGACCAACAAAATCTGGAGCTGGTATGACAGCTAAAGGTGTAAGAGCATATAGAAGAGCCAATCCAGGAAGTAAATTAAAGACAGCAGTAACAGGTAAAGTTAAAGCAGGATCTAAAGCAGCTAAAAGAAGAAAATCTTATTGTGCAAGATCTCTTGGTCAACTTAAAAGGTCATCAGCTAAAACAAGAAACGATCCTAACTCTAGAATAAGACAAGCAAGAAGAAGATGGAAGTGTTAATATGAAAAAAAAAGGTTGGAAAAAACCAAAGGTTCAAACATTAATCTGTGGTTACTGCAAAGAATGTAACAAAGAATTAATGAGTAATAATGGTGGTTGGATAGTAACTGCAAAGAAACAATATTTTTGCCATGATGGTAAAGAAGGTTCTTGCTTTGACAACTACTGTGAGTTAAAAGTTAAACAACATAAGGAGCAAAATGAAAAAAGGTTATCACAAAACAGCTACTGGTAAGATCGCAAAGAAGGGTCTTTACTATAATATAAATAAGAAAAAAAAATCTGGTACTTCAAAAAGTAAAGCTAAAAGCACAATCTCTGCGAAGGCTTACAAAAATATGAAGTCTGGATTTAAAAAGTAATTTTTCTTAACTCTTCAAACTCATCCCAAATAGTATTGCCAGGATTCCAATATCGTTTCTTCTCTATTTTATTTTTTAGAGAATGTAATACAGTTGTGTGATCCTGGTTAAACACTCTACTCATTGAAGATATGCTTACATTATATTCTTCATGTAAAAGATTATAGACAATACTTCTTGCTCTAACTACATCTGAAGTTCTACCTTTGCTAAACACATCATGTTTGCTAACAGTATATCTTTCACACACTTTATCTACAAGTTTAGAAACAACTTCTATGTTTGCATTCTTATATTTGATACCAACTTTATGTTTAACATTGCTATCTATTATTGGTTTCTTTTGTAGCATTTCTGCTGCATATAAAAACCCCTCTGAAAACCCTACCTCATATAATCTTTCTTCTTGGTTTGTTAGAAGGTAGAATGCTTTCTTTACTTTATAGATAAAGTGATTCTGGTTTAAATTTTTAATATGTTTATTGTAATGTTGATTTATATTTATGGTCATAGATCCCCTACGTTTTCCTTTCTTTTTTTTCAACTCTTAGTTATTATCTATTTAAATGATAACAACTGCTCTTGCGTCTTTTCTATTTTCCAAAACAATCTATAAGAATCTTTTTGATACTTATTTGCTTTTTGTTTTGCTTCCAGATACTTCTCGTGTTTCTTCGCTTGAAGATCCTTCAACTTTTGTAGACGCACTTTGATGTTTTCCATCATGCTCCTTTTTCACTTTTGTAGAATCGAATCTTAAATTATCGATTTTACATTCTACTAACTCACCTCTATTTTGAGTGTTAGTAGCCTTTTGTATATCATCAAAAAATTCAGTCATTTCAAAATGACATTCTCCATTGATAATTCTTTTAAATTTTGTCATATTTATTTGTTTTTTTCAACTTCTTTTTTAATCAAAAAATCTATATACTGTTTGGCTTTTTTAAGATCTTCAATACCATTTTTTCTTTTATATCTAGAAATGTATTTAATTACATTGCCTTCACAAAAATCAAATTCATTTTGAATTATAAAGTCAATAGGTTCAATCTTATTTGCTACGTAATGTTTAGGTTCTTTTATATTATCTGTCATATTAAATCCTTTTTTAAGCAAGGTGGGGAAAACGGAAAGGGAAAAAAACCCCACCCTGCTTGATACATTCTAATTAATTAGAAAGTATATTCGTTATTAGCACCATCATTTGCTTTTGCAAAGCTATTATTAGTAGCTTTTCCTGCTCCACTTGGCGTTAAAATTATTGTCAACTCACCTTCTTTAACATTGCCATCTTGATCTTTAGATGGAAACGCAGCTTGGTTGTACCATTGACCATTAACATTTACTCCAACTGTCCAGTTTTTGTCTGGATGTTTCATGTTTTTTGGACCAATATAAACTGGAACTTTATCTGCTGGAGATTTCCAATCTGGGTTTTTTACTAGGTTAATGTATATCTTATCCATGTTATTTACTCCTTAGTTATATCAATCTTTATGATTGATTATTTTTTAGTTGAATCTCACGAACACCAGCAGCGTCTGCTACTTGTTTATATGCTCGTAAGTTATTTTTAATTAGATATTGGACTTGCTCTCTATACTTAGACTTAACAGAATTAAACTCTGTTAAACTTTTAGCATTTTTAAGTTCATCTTTTATCTCTTCCACATTTATACTATCATCAGTATATTGTGGTTCTGCTTCTACAGATGGCTCTGAAGAATTTTGTTTAAATGGTTTTGCATTATAACCATCTTCTAAATCCATTCCTGTCTTTAGATTTAATGCGTTTAAGAAAGCATACTTTTTACTGTATGACATAGCTTGACCAGTTCCATATTTATCTAAACCACCCATTGCAGTACAACCATCAATTATAATAAAATTACTTGGTTCATCAACGTCAGTTATTTTCATAGTGCAAGTTACGATTACAAACTTGTCTGTTATATCTGTAATGTAATTACAAGTTGGATATAAACCATTTTCTAATAGAGCTGCCATTGCAACTCTTTGAACGTCATCGTGCAATAAAGGATTAAAAGGCATACCTTTAACTTTACTTGCTTTCTTTACACCACTTGCATGATTACAAGCATTGTATAATTTCTTATGTATGTTTCCCATGTTTTTGTTCTCCATTTTATATATGTTATTTGTTTCTCTACTCATATTTTACTCCCCATAGTTTAGTTATTAATTGTTTTTGTTCATCTGCTAAATCTTTGTAATAAAAAAAGTGATTAAGATCTGGTGGTTCAATCATCATTGCTAATGTTTCCAACTTACCTTCGGCAAACATAATCATTCTTTCCCAAAGTAAGATCTTCTCAACCATTTTAAAATAAAGATATTCCAAATGATCTGCCTTCATTAACTCATGGCTTTGGTCAAAGATAATATAATCTTTGTCATTAACATATACCAAGTAAGGTATTTTTTTTGTTGCCATGTAGTAGAATGAAGTTTGTGTTAAGTTTTCAATTGTAGGTTCAGTAGGTAGATCTTGAGTTATCATGTTCCACTCTTCTTTACCTTTTACTTTTCTTAAATTAGGTGGCTTCGTTTTAAGTTCTATAAATTTTGTTTTACTTTCATAATCTATACGACCAATGACAGGTTTAATCATAGTCATTTCTTTTAATTCAACATACCTTTCACAAACTAATTTTTCTTTACCAATAATATCCTGGACAACTTTCTTTGTAATTGGAATACAATCTTCGGCAAACTTCAACATTGATTTTCTGCCAAACTTATCTTTAGCATCTACTGGTTCTTTTTCATTTATAATTTCTAATTCTTTTTTAAAACAATTTTGGTAGCTTCTATCTTCTTCTGTAAACTCATCTTG